GCCCATTCTTTATTTGTAGCTCGAGCGACTTCTCTAAGTTCTGTAAGTAATTCATTTAGTTCTTTTCCTTGTATGCAGGTGAGCACGTTGTCGTAAATTCCGGTAAGTGAAACACCAAGGAGGCGTTCTTCCTCGGTATTGCGTTGCCACACTTTTCGCAGATAAGGGAATTTTGTAAAGGTACTTTGGATTGTACCAAGGATGGAGGCGAGCCGCACTTTTTGCAGCAGGGTTTCTCTAGTGTCGTCATGGCGTACTACAACTTCACTGAGATTACAAAATTGGTATGGTCGCAAAACGATCTCCGAGCATGGATTAGTTCCGAACTCATAATTTGGATCTCGATGCCCGTATTTTTCAACCGTCTTTCTAGCAGCTTCCCTATTAAAAATCCCTCGTTCACCGGAATGGGAGTTGTAAAGTGATAGCCATTCTTCCATGAATTTTCCGACAGTAGGTGTTTCTGAATACACCGCACTGTTGTTCGCAAGAGCTCTGTGCGGAGCGGTGTCCCACCATGGGCCTGCTTTAGCATGACGAATCCTTTCATCATCAAGATCAGATAACGAGATCATTGCAGAGCGGCGTACACCACCCACTACAACTACCTCACCAATTTTACACATTAAGTCATGGCACTCTAAGCTATGCAAGCGACGACCCTTAGCGTGTTTAAACGTAGCTACAGCAAACTCAAACAAGTCAATTAGTGGTTGCGGCCCGGAAGCTCTTCCACCAAATGTTTTGAGTCGTGCTCCGGCGGGGCGGACATTGGAGACGTCCCACTTTGGAATCTCTCCTGCCCAGAGGTGGGCGAGGAGTAAACGTAATGATTTTGCCCAGCCTTCTTTAGAGTCGTGGACTGAGATGGTGTGCTCTGATTCAAAAAGTTTTTCCGGCACTTCCGGCAATAACGTGATGTATTTCGACTCCACCGAAAAGCCGACACCCGTGCCACATAACAAGATGAACATAGCCTCGTCGAACGACTTAGGATCGTCAACAGGCAAATAGCTACAATTATAAACGCAAGTATTGTCACGGTCGGCGCTCTTTCCTGCAGTCATCATGGCGCGCATGGACGGCATCAATTCTAAGTTAACGATAGAGTCATACAACTCAGCTTTTAATTCTGCGTTATCTGTAATCGCTGGTGTGCGACTAAAAATATAATCTGTAAAACGTGTTACTGTTTCTGGCCATGTCTCACGACGACCTTTGTCATCTTGGAATCGGGCGTAACGGCTGGCAGCAATGTATTCTTGATACTGATCCATTTATTTTCTCTATTGTTATTTAATTAAAGGGAAGAAAACCGCCCGAAGGCGGTTTGGTTATTTGGTGCCCAGAGGGGGATTTTCACACCCCATTCAGCCTTGTGTTACAGACCGTCTTAAAAATTAGAAGATCCGGGCAATACTACTTAAACTGCAAAGTCAGCGGCGGCTGATGTTGCGCCACCTAATTTCTCACCATCTTCTAACTTCTGCACATTGTTCAAACCACAAGCAATACCTTTAGAACCGCTTGTATCGTATGGGTACAATGTTACTGAAGCACGGCCATAGCAACCACTATAAAACTCAGAAGCATCCATGATTGGATTAAGTTCTGCATCTACAACGCCAGGTTTCTCGTTAGAGTTAGCATTGAAGAAATAGTGACCAGCGTATACTGGATCGCTTTTCTCTTCGTCGCCGTCACGCAAGCCACCTTTAAGCATCTTAGGAACTGCACCACCGAAGAACGAAGCATTAGATGCTTTAGTGTCATCAAATGCTTTTTGAAAACGCTTTACTGTGTCGGTGTCAGACTTAGGAATCAAAATGGATACAGAATACTTTAGCGTACCATTTGGAGTCTCAGCTGGCTGAAACACGTGAGCGTATGAGAAACGAACTTTACCAGTTACAAACTTAGTTTTTGTGCTATTTTTAGCCATGATTAAATTACCTTATTAACGTAAAGATTGGACTTCAATAGGGGCCAATCTGTCTACCCTTTACTACGCATCATGTAGTATACCATGATACTGTAATGCTTCTCTCATTGCAATTGCTTGTACGAAATCTGCAACATAACCTTTATCATACAACATTTCTGGATCTTCTGCAACTGCTTCGATTACTTCTTCAACTGAATATCTTAATTGTAACACAGATTCTCTGTTACCACTACCAGGTAAGCTATCAAAATCTTTAATAAACTTATTTATTATAAAATCCGGTATTTCAAATTCTGTGTCATAACATTGTACCATCATTGTAACACCTCTTATAATTTTATTTTGCTACCATGACAAGTCCTACGTTTCCTAAAGCGTAGCCAATAAACATAATGCCCGTTCCTACTCCGCCTTTAAGAAATTGATCACAGGCCACAATAAAGTATACCAGACCCATAGCTGCTATTAACCATGTGCTCATTTGAAATCATCCTTTGCAGTTTCTTTTACACGAACTAACTTTGGTGAACCTTCTGGTCTTTGAACTAAACTACCTAACCATGATTCAACTTGACCCTTACCACCTAGCTTAATTAAAGACGGCACAGATTTCATTTTCTTAGGTTCCCAAAGTTCTGCATCTGATAAACCTTTTTCTACAAGCACTTTAGCCGCTAGTTCTTGGTCTACTACTTTGCGGTGTGTTACTGTTGTTCCAAGTTTAAAACCTTTTGGAATAACTTGCTCAGTAATAGCTTTATTCAAAGCGTAATCTTCTACATCAGCCGCCCACGTTTTTAAATCTTGGGCTTTGGAGAGGACTTCAACGAGCTCTTCTTCGCTGAGGAGGGGAGGCTCTTTGAACTCTTGCTTGGCGAGCTCTTGGTTGTAGTCACTGCGGGCACGGCATTGCGCTTTGGCTTTGCAGAAACCACACCAGTCACCTGGGAGGAACTCACCTGCGCCGCTCCACGCTTTCTTGGCTTTTGGTTTGACGAAGTAGTTGGCCCAGTCGACAAGTTTACTGATCGTGGTACCGTCGGTACTGATACTGTCAAGTCGGGGTTGATGTATCGTGTAACTGACTTCTTTGATGTCGGGGTATTCTTCTTTGAACTTGCTGTACGCACCGAGGGCGTAGAGTCGGAGCTGCGTGTTGTCTTGCGCCGAGACGGGGATGCCTTTTCCAAACTTAAGGTCGATGACGCGAATGGAATGCTTAGAAAGTATAACCACATCGGCTGTACCAAAGCCGTCAGGCACCCAGTCACTGAAGTCAACGCGCTGTTCAAATAGCGGGGTATCTCCCTCACCGATTTGAGAACGAACGTATAAAACGTAAGAATCGACGTGAGCCTCGAAATCGTCGTTGTAGTAGGGTGTTGCTTTAATGATTGCTTCTTCATGTTGATACTCCTCAATTCCAATTTGTCCATAATAATGTCTTAATTTTGCTTCGGCCAGTGAGTGAGCCATTGTGCCTTCTTGACTAAAGTCAAATGCACCTGATGGGCGTTTTTGTTCTGGGAGGGTTGCTTCTAGTTTGGCGCTAGGTGTGCAGGATAGCCACCTTTTAGAGCCAGAAGCTGAGAGTAGTGCGTGAGCAGTCATGTTAGCCTTGTTAGTCGTTAAAGAAGTATTTATACTAATGCAAAAAAGGGACTATGTCAAGTCCCTTTTTGTAAATATATTTTTCTTACGACTTTAGGGCGGAAATTAGCTCAGCTATCTCTTTATTGAAATCGATCTTAACTTCTGCTTTAAGATCTACTTTGGTGTCCCGTGTGTCACGGTAGTCTTCTTGGAATTGTCCGCGGAGGGCGATTTCTGCCACTCGGGAATTAAATCCTTTGTTTTCGACGTTAGCTAGCATCATGTTTTCCCAAAAGGCTTGGGCATAAACTGTAGCTAAATCAAGGGTTTCTGCAAAATGTTCGTCTTCTTTTTTCCATCTTGCTGCAGTGTTTTTGCTAATATTGATAGCAGCAAACATTGCTTTTTGGGATGCGCCTTGCTTACCCAGATCTAAAACGGTCTGAGCCATTTCCTGAGTAAACGCTTTTTTGTTAGCCGGGGCTTTTTTAGCTGCCACACTTCCACCTTTTTAGACTTGCTGCTTTGCGGGTTGGTTTGCCATTCTCGTCCTTCATAGGACCTGGCATGCCTGACATTCTTGCACAGAATGAGTTTTTACGAGCTCCGCCTTCTGGTTGCGGGGCTTTTAAATTGGAACCGGTTTCACGGTTATACTTGGCACGACCCTTGGCTGTTAGCCCAGCACCCTGAGACACAGGTAGCTTTTCGCCACGACCTACGGCTAACGATACATTACCGCCGGCTTTCATTTTAGGTAGTTTTTTAAAGTCGTCCATTATTTTTTCGCAGTCTTTGCTGATTGTTTAAACGCTTTTGCTGTAGGGGAGCCCTTGGCGCCTGGCTTGCGCATCTTCTCGCCAGAGCCCGCCTTAATGCGTTCTTGTTTAGCGTGGATGTTTGCGTATAAGCCAGGTTTAGTTGCCATGGTTGTCCTTAATTTAATTAGGTTTTCCCAGTAAAACTTGTTTTTTAAATTTTACTGGGAAAAACCCCACTGGGTGCGCTGCGGTCGTAGGACTTATTTTGTCCATGAGCACAAGCATGCGGGGTGTTGTTACTTAAAATATTACTGAAACGCCAGACATGCGCTTGGCAATGTTGGCTAATTCTTTTGTTGTGTTGCCACTGATAAAGGTATTGATCTCAATTGCTTTATCAATGATTTCTTCTGTTGTAGGGAACTTTGGAGCTAGTTCTTCAGCTTCTTTAGTTGTCTTGTTAAGTACTTCCCAGGCAGCTAAATTGGCTTCGTGTTGCTTAACCAAAAGGTCTTTGGCTGTGTTAAAAATAGAAAAGCGTAGTTCAAATGGGTTCATGTAAATCTCCTGTGTGTTGTGTGTAGAAAAGTGCCCGTCTTTCCGGGCTGTCCGACCGAGCGTCCCCAGTCTAAAGGCAAGGTGGCGTTTTAAGTCACCTGCAGAAGGCGTCTCACGACGAGCTCCTATATCTACTAATGCAAAAAAGACTAGAAATCCGCCCTTAATCTGGGATGATTATGGTCTTTTTTGGAGCAGATGGAGGAGTATTGTCGCCATGCTCTTTTCTGTACTTTAGGGCATCATTCAAAATCATCTTGGTCATTGCCAACGCCTTTTCTTGGTGCTCTTGCTCCATCTGGGCGTTAGTTTTGGCGGTCTTTTTTTCGACCTCCTTGATGGTGTTGTTGCTGATACCAGCGTGTTTAAGCAGTTGTTTTAGATTCATCTTGTGCCTTTGCTACAGCAGCTAAACTTTCTTTTGCTTTTAACACTTGCGGTCCAGCTTGCTGTTCTATCTTGTTAATA